AACCAGAGCAAGCGGTAGCCGATAAGAAAGCAGGCAAGATTTCAGCGGAACTTTACCACCTCGTCGCAGCCAAACGATCCACCAGCGAGGAATGAGGTTTCACGTGAAGCCAGAGCCAGACATCCTCGAGCGGCTACTCGCCGGCCTCAAGCTTGAAAGCCTGGCAGTCAAAATCTCCAATCCTCTCCTCGTGGAAGCCGCCAAAGAGGCCATAAACGAGATCGCATACCTGCGCGAGGAGGTCGAAACCTGGCGCGATCGCTACCACGCCGAACACCAGGATCACGAGGCAACCATGAAAGCCTGGGACGAGGAACGCAGTGGACTGTGATCCTGCGCTATCCGCTCATGCTTGCGCTGGTGCTGACGCTGGCCGCCTGCCAGGTGCCGCTGCGATGACCCAAGCTTGGGATTTTGTAGACGCAGGAATCCTATGGCAGCGAGGTTCAACAATCCTCGATCAGCAAATTGATAAATTGGATTTGTCTACGCGTACCGTAAACGCCCTGTGCAATTGGGGATGTCCATTTGAGAATGGCCGACGATTTCACGATCCGATCAATACGATCGCTGAACTAATTGCCTATTCGGAAACGGAACTTCTATGCGTCCCAAATTTCGGTCGCAAGAGTCTCAAAGAGGTGAAGGAATTCCTAGTGTCGCACGGGCTCCGTCTGCGAGGTTCGCCGAAACCATCAAGCATGCGCTGACCCGCGAACACGATGGCGCACCCTCGACCATCATCGGCGCCGTGGTCGACCGACTGACGGAGTGAACGTGCCATGACCACCACCGAGAAACAAATGCTCGCCCTGCGCGCCGAGATCGTGCGGCTGCGCGAACAGATAGCATCGCTCCAAGCATCAAGCGGCTATGAGGCATTTGCCGCTGCGATGACTACCGACATCAATCCTGAAATCGACATCAGCACGCCGGAACTGAAATGCGAGGCGCGCCTGATGCAAGCCTACCTGCTCCATGTCTCAACGGGCGGCAGACCAGAGACTTTCCTCGCAAAGGCGTTGGACATGGCCCAGCACATCGAGCGGACTCTAGCTGAATGCAAAGACGACAGGCCACGAAAGACTCACCGCCACTGAAATGCGAGTCAAAGCCATGATGCGGCGAGATGACGAGAGCGAGCCATTCGAGTGCTGCCAATTGCCGATCACCTGTCAGTTCCCGAAATGCGATTGTGATCGGATCAGGGAGCAAGAGGAAGCTGAACGCCAAGCCGAGGAGCGGCGGCAATTGGAGAACGCGGCCATGGACGCGCACTTCCGCAAACATCCGCACGGGTGAGATACGACGAATGAATGCAAGGTCAATGAGCTATTGGGCCGTCGTCCAGGTCGAGAGCCAGCGTGAGCACACCGCGCGCCTGCTGCTCATGCGCGCCCGATATGAAACTTACATGCCGCGGATCATGGTGGAACGTGGACCGACCGACGCGCCGCCACGGAGTGGGGCTTTGGTACCGAAAATCCGCAGCCGCATCAGCCCGCTGTTTCCCGGCTACCTGTTCGTGCGCATCGTCGATCGCTGGTATCCGGTGATCTCGACCGTCGGCGTCGTGCGCCTTCTGATGTCCGGCGATCAACCCGCCCGCCTACCGGAGAAAGCCATGACCGAAATCCGCAAACGAGAAATCGGTGGTTTCGTCAAATTGCCATCGCCGACAAATCGGCTGCGCAAGGGTCAGCAAGTGCGCATCACCCGCGGCAGTTTCGAGGGCCAGACCGCATTGTGCGAAGGCATGAGCGGCAAGGATCGGGTTTGGGTTCTGCTCAACCTGATGGGCCAAAAGGTGCCGGTCGAGCTTTCCGGTCATGATCTGGAACCACTACCTGTTGCGGCTCAGTAGCGGATCATGTACAAACCACTTTATCCCGTCGAAATAACAGCCTGTTTTCCCGAAGAAATCCCCGCAAAATTGGGGTTCTTCGCTGTGCAGCGCGCTTTTCGGTGCTCGACGGGATGCTTGCACCGAAGCGGACGCCAGGTGCCCTGGTTCCATGTCCTCCTCAAGCCAAGTACCAAGGCGCCTGGCGCTCCATGCCTAAGCTGCGATCCCTGCGATCCCTTCCCCCACTGGTGCGCACCACCGACACCAGCACCACACCCCTGCCACCCAAGGTCAAGGACGAGGCCTACACCACCCCACAGTTCAGGGCATGGCGCTATGCTGTAGTATTCCGTGCTGGTGGTAGGTGTGAGGCAGTAGAGCGTGGGCATAGGTGTACTAAGACTATGCCTGAGCATCGTATGTACTCTGACCATATAGTAGAACTACGTGATGGTGGTTCATTGTTAGATATAAACAATGGTCAATTGCTTTGCGCTTCGCATCACGAGCTCAAGACGATCGCGGCTCGATCTCGACGCTATCGAGGCTGATCGGGGGGGTAGGTCCGAATTCGAAAGTCGGCCCCGCTATACCCGCGCCCTTAGTCACGCAGAGATTTTTTTCAATGAAATGAAGAAGATGGAACCAGAACCGCACGTAAGACCAAAGCTGAAGCGCAAACCGGAACAGTACCAGCGCGGTCGACCGCCAGCCCTACAGGTCATCACCGAGGAACAACTCAGCGGTGGACTGTTGCCGCTGGATTACATGCTCGCCGTTATCCGTGACCCAAATGCCTCACAACTACGGCGAGACAAGATGGCGATTGCGGCGGCACCCTATTGCCATGCCCGCAAGACCGATGAGGCACCCATGGGCAAGAAGGACCAGCGGGCCGAGGCGGCGGCGACGGCTGGCGGGACCGGAACTGAGTGGTCCGACGACCTCGAGGTCAATCAGGTCAACTGATGCGGTTGGAAATCACCGACGATTGCTGTGCGACGGCGCGGCGGCTGATTGCCGACGGCCTTGATCCCAGCGAAATGTTGGAATTCTGCCGCGGTGAGGTGGTCAGCCTGCGCGGGACGGCGCGGGCGTTTGCCTCCCGACAACTGCAGGAAACAGCCGAGGGTGGTCCCCGGCATGTCGCTTACGATCCCCTCCAAGCCGAACGATTGGTGCAACTCAGGACCAACCGTCGGCGGCCCATGCGTTAAAACCGGCCCCCCTTGCTCCACCTAACCCCCGTCCTTGAAAACGAACGAGCCACCCTGCCTGAGGCTGGGCCGTCCATTGGCGTCGAGGACTGGGACACGAGCTGCCTGGACTGGGAGGAGCGTATCCTGGACGGCCGCAGCCTGGTGCCGGAACTGCCGCTGTACGAGGGCGAGGCGGCCAAGGCGCTGCGCTGCTTCAAAAGGTTAAGGCTACCGGACGTGATCGGGACGCCGCGGTTGGGTGAGGTCTGCGGTCCCTGGTTCTTCCCGATCGTGGCGGCGCTGTTCGGGAGCTACGACCGGGCCGCCAATGTTCGTCGGATTTCTGAGGTCTTCCAGCTAATCCCTAAGGGCAACAGCAAGAGCACGAATGGCGGCGCGGTGATGCTGACCGCGCTGATCATCAACCCGCGACCCTCCGCGGAATTTTTGTTCGTCGCCCCCACAATCGAGATTGCCAGCATCGCGTATCGGCAAGCGAAAGGCACCATCCGGCTCGATCCCGAGCTCAGCAAGATCCTGCATGTGCAGGATCACATCCGAAAGATCACGCACCGGCAGACCGGCGCGAGCCTGCAGATCAAGGCCGCGGATACCGATGTGATCACCGGCTCGCTGGCGCTGGGCACCATGATCGACGAGACCCATGTGTTTGCGAAACGAGCGAACGCGGCCGAAATCTTCATCGAGTTGCGCGGTGCGCTGACGAAAAGAACGGACGGGTTCCTGTTCCAGACCACGACGCAGAGCAAGCAACCGCCGTCGGGCGTGTTCGCGTCCGAGCTGGCGATGGCGCGCGCGGTGCGGGACGGCAAGACGCGCATGCCGCTGCTGCCGGTGCTGTACGAACTGCCGGATCGGCTGGCGCGCGACGGCGGCTGGAAGGAGCGCAAATACTGGCCGCTGGTCAACCCGAACCTGGGGCGCTCGACCAACGAGGGCTTCCTGGCGCGCGAGATTGTGCGGGCCGAGGCTGATGGGCCGGCGGCGGTCGCACTTATAGCCTCCCAACATTTTAATATTCAAATCGGCATGAGTTTGCGCGCCGACGGCTGGGCCGGCGCCAACCACTGGAGCCGCGGCACCGAGGACGGACTGACGCTCGAATCGGTGCTCGAGCGTTCGGAAGCGGTGGTGGTCGGCATCGACGGCGGCGGGCTTGACGATCTGCTCGGCATTGCCGTGGTCGGACGCGAGAAGGACACCAAGACGCATCTGGCGTGGATGCATGCGCTGATCTCGCCGGAAGGGCTCGAGCGACGAAAAGCTAATACCGGGTTTTACGAAAGGTTTCAGGCCGACGGCGACTTAACCGTGGTCGAGGAATTGCCGGATGACATTTCGTTTGTCACGGACATCGTGGAAAAAGTTAAAGGCACGAAAAAACTTGCCGGTGTCGGCGTGGACGCGATCGGGATCGGCGGCATTGTCGAC